GTAGTAAAAAGTTCGCCCTTACTGTTATATCTAGCTATACCATTTTTATCTAAAATTTCAACATTACCTGATTCGTTTATTTTAATATTTTTATTTAACAACTCTACAACTTGATCTGGGTTGATAGCTTTGTTTCTTGATGCTGATGACAGTAAGGCTTTATTAACTTTGATGTCTCTAAGTTCAGTTTCTAAAGTATTAATTTTTTTTGCAGACTCTTCAGATTTTTCTTTAAGGATTTTTTCAAACTCGCCTTTTTGAATTTTAGTTTTTTCCTCTGCCTCTTTTTGTAACTTAACAGCATTGATAGCTGTGTCTAAATCCTCAACACCTAATTTATTATACATAGATGCTCTGTCTTTAGCTAATCGTGATTTCACGATTTCGTTTACTTGTTCCTCAGAAAATTTATTTACTGGGGTCTCTTTTGTTTCTTGTTTGGGTTGCTCTGTTTCTTGTGAAACAGCTTGCTCAGTAGTTTGTTCTACTTTTGGTTGTTCGTCAGCCATTTATATCTCCTTATATGTTCCAATCAGGATTTGTTGGAATCCAAGTATGCCGACAACGATAACCCCCTCTAACAATAAAAGGGTCTCCAGAACTTTTGCCAGCCCATGACCTAGAGTTCCAAATATCCCGAATTTCTTTTTCGGTTAAAGTTTTGTTTACCATATCTCGACAAAAAGGTCTAGAATCTCTTACTAGCGTTCCTGTATAGCTGAAATGCTCTAGCCCACTGTCTTTTGCTTTTTTCACTGTAAATTGTCCATGAAACTGCATTACTGAGTCATGTGCTATTTGACCAGCATATTTTCTAAGATTTTCTCCAGCCCTATCAGCGGCATATTTAGTTCTTAGCTTTGTGATTGCATCTTCAACTTTAGTTTTGTTTTTAGCTATGTATTTATTTTCATTAATGTAATCAACCAGTTCGTTTATTTCTCTTTGATTTGACTTTTGATAAACGCCGTTAATATGTGATCTAATATTTTTTTCTACATCAGCAAAAGGTCTGCCAGCTATCGCACTCTGGTAAACCTCATCATTTATTACTTTTAAAAATCTTTCTGCAATATCTTCAAAGCCACTAAATGATTGATATTTGAGTGCATTAATAGTTTGTAAATCAATTTTTGTTAAATTTCTAAAATTTGCGGGTATAGGCATTTTGCCAAATGTATCTAAAACCTCTTTTGCTATTTTGTTGTAATCTTCATTAATTATTAAATCAGCCTCATTTAAAAAAGTGTTTTCGATAATTGATCTTAATTGTGGTTGTAATTGTATTGCTAATCTTGTTGAGATTAACTCTCCACCCGTTGATCTTCTTACAGCATTGATGACATCGTCCTCTAAAGTATAAAGGACATTGATTAATCTTTCCTCGTGCGTATCTGCAAGTTTATCTAATATTCTGCTCATTTAATGCTATTACGCCATGAATAAAGAGACCAGTAAGCAGGCGAAAGCGTTTTCTGACCACGAACTCTTTTTAAGACTCCGCCCATACGAGCCATGAAACTACGTTTTCTTGCTGGTATATTAGATTTGATTGACATTCGAGGGTCTCCAAATCTTACCTTTTTTACATTACCAGTTTTTCTGTCTTTGACGTAAACAGCAAATTTTTTACTTTGACTTGGTGTTCTAAATGGCTTTCCCAGCTTTACTGTTTTTCCCTGATACTTTGCCATTATTTCTTTCTTTTTTTTCTTAAATCTAAATCATGCTTTCTCGAACCTCTAAGAAATGAGTTGACTCGGCCCATCGACCAAGCCGCCATCGGAACTCTTCTACTGCCCGCCGATAAGAACGCCCCTTGCCCCCTCCTATAGACCTTAGCTAATGTTGCATAAGTATATCTTTTAGATGCTTTAGCTTTCCGTCTAAGTGTTGCTTTTGTAGCCGCTGATAGTGGTTTTCTAAATTTACTAGCCATTATGATTTAGTTCTACTCCGTAATAATCCTCTAGGTATAAAACCACCTGATTTGTAGATTGATGAAACTCTTTTTATTAAGCTGGCTCTACGGGTTCTCTTTGAGCCTTTGAGACCGCTAAGATATTTCTTTGGTAAACCTGAGTCCTTATCTTTAGGAACTCTTCTAACTTTCTTCTTCTTCTTGGCCATCTGGAGTCTGTCCCTCGATTTCAGTTGTCGTAAATTGTCCTCTAGTAGTTCTGGTGCTATCAATCTCATCATTAATCGTTTTAATTGTTTCATTGTCATCAATAACTGCCTCCGCAATCTGTTTATCTAACTCTTTGTTAAATGTCTCTGATTTTATGCCACTAGCTTTTGCCATTTGTAAGAATTGTAAATCATTAGCCCAGTCTCTTACATCGAAAGTATCGGGGTAATCTACTGCCCCGTCCCAAGTTGTATCTTGCCATTTAGCGTACAAATCCCAGATTTGCTCTTCGGCATTTTCTAAATAATCTGCTTTCTCAGAAAGTTTAGCATTCAATAATTGAAACTCTGTTTGTAAAGCAATACCACTAGAAATTTGATTTCCTGATGTACCTCTCACTGAACCCATGTGTGTAATACGATCTATTGCATCAATTTTATTTTGAATACATTTCATAATGCCATCTAAGTTTTGCCCACTTGGCTGAATGATGTAAGGTTTTAGATCAGCTTGCATATCCTCTGGTATTTCTATGATTGAACCAGCACCAGCACTAGCCTCAACATTTGGAGTCTTAACTAAACTTGGGTGGTTTGCTAATCTAATAAGCTGTTCTTTCTCTGAATAATCGTTGTATATTGACTGTTGCAAAAAAGCCACATCAGCCAAATCACTAATACCTATCGGTCTTTTAGCACCTTTAAGATTGTAAACATTTATACAAGGAATAACTCCAATAGCATTTGGTACTTGGTCAATTATTTTTACATCGCCGTCTGCATATTCTTTTTCGTAATCTGTTATCTCGTAAGTTATTATCTCTTCCTCAGTAAACATTTTTAATATTGCTCGTTCATTATTAATATCCTCGACAACTAAAAGCATATCTAAATAAAATCTTCCACTAGCGGCTCTTTTGTAATTCCAGTTCACAATGTTTTCTGGTGTGTAAATAGACATATAAGGTCTGATGTCTTGCTCTAACTCTTCGGCTCTGGTTCTTAAATTTGTTTGTGGTTTATCAATGATAACCCAGCAGTTCCCGTAGATGCTTGCATTCATTTGCACCTCTCTCATCATTGTGTTGAATGATCTGCCGTCTAAGTCTGCATCATTAACAAATGCCTCTAGCTGTGGGTCTCCATCTAAAGAACCATAATCTCTAGTCGGTGGTACTCTCCATAAAAAGCTAGTGTAAATCTGAACAACATTTTTACAGTGGTTATCAACTGGTGTGTGTCTAATTCTTTGATCGTATTCCTCTGGAGTCTCTAAAATATATCTATGTAAGTAATATCCATTTTTATAATCGTTCCCTCCAAGATATGATCTAATATAAAATTCCCAATTAGAAATATTTGCGTGCCATAGAGGGTGCTTACTTGTTAAAAATTTTCTATCCATCAACTCCACCTTTGAAGAGGGTTAGGTTTAAAATCCCGTTTGACTGGAAAATTATATTCAACCATGTACCCCAAAGCATCATTAAAATGGTCGTAGCCACTGTCTTTATCAGGCACATTTGTTCCCTCTTTGTATATCTGTCTTTCTATCGACTTAATAACATTTTTGCAAGATTTTAAAACATATAAACTATTTACACCTTTAGCATTTTTAAATTTAGAATTAACTGCATTTATTCTGTCTCTAACAAGAGGTGCTTTGTTTCTTACTCTAACCTCGAACCCAGCATTTTTTAAAAGTGCAAGATCAGTCATACCTCCGGCAGATGTCTTTCTAGCTTTAGAACTTGGGTCAGGATAAATAACTATTTTTTTATTTGGGTATCTATTTTTTATCTCGTCTATCATTTCATTTGTGTTTGATGACCATATTTGTATTTCGTCAATAATATATATCTTATCATTTTCTATTACAGAAACAACACCAGCCATCGGGTCTATATTAAAATCTTGGCCAATGTGTATTGTGTTAAATTTATGTTTGTATGTATCAATAATATTTTTATCTCTATCAAAGTTGTAATAAATAATTCCAGCATAGTTTACAAAGGTTGCTAAATACTCTTGTTGGAAAGTTCTCTCATCTAGATCATTCTTTGCTTGCTCAATCTCCGACTCAGATACCTGACCACCCTCTAACGTAGTATATTTAAAACTCTGCCATTCCGGGTCTCGTTTACTGTATAGATCATAAGCAAAATTAAAGCCTTTTGGACTTGAACAGAATAAAGCATGGCCCAATGTATCTGATAACGTAGGTCTAAGAACCTCGTACCAAGCCTGTGGTTTGATGTCAGCAAATTCGTCTAGGACGATAAAATTTAGGCCAACGCCTCTCAGGCTTTGATCGTTGTCTGCACCTTTCAGACTTATGAGAGTGTTGTTTTTTAACAACAGTGATAAATCAGACTCATTTATTCTTTTAACCCATCTATGCCTAAGCATCATTTCTTTAAGCATATCCCAGCAAATAGTTTTACTTTGACGATAACTAGGGCTGACGTACCAAACCCTTTGATTTGGAAACCTAGCAAATTTAGCCATTTCCTGTATTGCTAAAAATGTTTTACCAAATCTACGACCAGATATTAGAACTCTAAATCTTTTATTGCATTTAATTACCTCTCTTTGAGGGTCAGTAAGTGGCATTAAATCTGATCTCCCCAACTGTGCCAGCCCTTTACTTTTTGTCTAGCAAACAGTTCTACTCTTGGAAGATCGCCACATAACTCAATAATATTATCTCTAATTATGTCTGGTTTCTTACTATGCTCTTCTCTTCTACTAAATACTAATTGTTTTACTGATTTAGAAATTCTTTTTGGTTTGCCTTTAGTAGCTAGCAAACATTGTTCCGGGTTGCACCTTGTCCAGTAGCCCATGCCAGTAAAATATCCATCAGATTTTATGTTTTGTTTTACCCATGTGAAAGCCACTGTTTTATATGTAAAGCCCCATTCTTCAATGACCCTAAAAGCCTCTGGCAACATCGAATCAATAACCCAAAGAAATAGAGTGCAATTATCGTCAGAAATATCAGAAATAGGTAGCTTACAAATATCGTCAATACTAAGGGTATTATAATACCTGATAGCAGATCGTTTCTGCCCTTTTTCTGAATAGGTTTTAAATGACCAAGCTGGGTCTGCATATATTATTTGTGCTTTGACATTTGGTAAAGGTATCACTCAACATTCCATGCCAATGGTTCGTCATCTTCCGTAATAATGTTTTCTGACTGACCTAAGATTTGTTTACCTAACCATATCTGCATTACAACATTTCCTTTTTCTGCACTCTTCCATTGTAGCTGTCTAAGCCTCATTTTCATTTCTGCTCTACCTTTTGTCAGAAATTCCGAATAACTCTTCTCAATGAGATCAGCACTACAACCGAAGAAATCTCCGATCTCTTTATTAGTACAGCCTAATGTTGCTAATTTTTTGACTTGTTCTTTGTCAATATTATACTTTTTTGGTCTCGCCAT